TTCATGGTTCTTTTTACCCCGAAAACGCCTCAATAAGCCACTATCGGCTTGAATCGGACGCAGACTAGTCATGACGGCCGAAAAGGGCTCAGAAGGGCTCTTAGAGGGCAGGGAAGGGGTAGTAGAAGTCCGTTACGGCTCCCAAACTCCTAGAATCCGCTCAAAACCACTCGATCTGCCTACCAGAGGCGATGAGATGATCCAGTTCTGCATAGATATTGGATTCCCGTTGCTACCTTGGCAGGCGGATTTGGCCAGAGAATGTTTACGCTACAAGGCTGATGGTCGCTGGGCTCATCCCCTAATAGGCATCATGCTTCCGAGACAACAAGGAAAATCGACCTTTATGGCGCTTAGAATCTTATTCGGAATCTATGTGCTGGGCGAGAAGATGCACCTTGCAACGGCTCACAAGCTAACGACATCAAGCGAAATCTTTTTTAAGGTTAGCGAGATCATCGACAATTCTCAGATGCTTATGGATAACTTTGCTAAGAAGTATGAATCTAAAGGATCGCAAGAGATTCGCTTTAAGAACAAAGCCCGATATCTGATCCGTGCCGGTAATTCAGCCGCTCGAGGTATTGCCGCTCCAGATGTAATCCATATTGACGAATTACGAGAGTTCGATACTGAGGATGTCTGGTCATCGATGCGATTTACCCAGATGAGTAATCCCAATCCGCAGGCTTACGTTTATTCCAATGCTGGCCACGCTAATTCAGTCCTACTGCATAAATTTAGGGAACGAGGTTTAGCAGCTAGTGAAGGAGCCGATGATTCGATCGGATGGTTCGAGTGGAGCGCTGAGCCAGGAGCCGAGATAACCGACAAAGAAGCCTGGTATCAAAGCAATCCATCTTTAGGCCACACAGTCCATGAGGACAACATCAAGGATAGCCTTTCGGATCGTGAGGATATCTTTCGCACCGAAATTCTTTGCCAATTCGTCTCGATGATTAACCCAGTTATCTCAGAGGCCGAATGGAAGAAATGTAAAGTCGATAACCTGCCTCAGCTCGACGTCGAAGCCGATACTTGGATGGCCATCGATCTCAGCCCAGATAGAAAACACGGTTCGCTAGTTGCCGGACAAAGAATCGGCGGCGATAGGTTCATGGTCAGTCTTCTCCATACTTGGTTTAACCCAGTAAACCTCGATGATAAAGAAATGGCTAACGATATTGCTTATTGGGTTCGTAAATTCCCAGTCAATGCCGTTGCCTATTCCAAATCGACTGCCTCAGCCGTTGCCGCTCGATTATCGCCTGCCGGTATTCCAGTTCACGAAATTACAGGTCAGGAATATCAACAGAGCTGCGACGAATTCGTTTCAGCGGTCAGTAGCCTTCGTCTCGCGCACGGGGATCAGGAAGAATTGACTAAGCAAGTTCTGAGCGCAGTTAAATTAACTCGAGGCGATGGCGGTTGGGTCATGGGACGTAAAGCATCTGGAATAGTCTGCGGTGCGGTTGCTTCGGCGATGGTTACGCACTTTGCAACACGAGCAGAATCTGAAGTAGACATTCAGATCGGATAATGTCTAGAATGTAGACAGTTCGTGTATAATATGTCCAATGGGAATCAGGGACATCTTTACATCAAAGCCTTCTGTAGAAGTTACAGTCGATGCGGCTTCAACTCCAGCGCCGTTTAATAACACTGGCTCATTTAACCCTTTCGTATTCACCCAATCAGTTGCATCTCGCCAGCAGGCGATGGCCGTCCCAACTATCGCTCGCGCACGCAACATTATCTGCACAACACTCGCAGGGTTGCCACTCGAGCAATACTCAAAACTTAACGGCGGACATCAACCAACTCCAGCCGTCATCAATCAACCAGACCCACGCGTTCCGGGCTCTGCAATTTATGCCTGGCTCGCGGAAGACCTCCTGTTTCACGGAATTGGGTATGGCCAAGTCCTCGAGCAGTATGGCGATACGGGCAGAGTTCGTTCATGGACTCGAGTAGCACCTGATCGCGTAACTCCTAAACTTAATCATCTTCAGACAGAAATCGTTGGCTATCAAGTCGATGGTTCAGTCGTTCCTAATCAAGGCGTTGGTTCGCTAGTCGTATTTTACGGAATGGACGAGGGACTTCTAAACCGAGCAGGTCGCACAATTCGCGCAGCTCATGCGCTCGAGCAAGCCGCAGAAACTTTTGCTAAAGAGCCAGTACCTTTGCAAGTTCTCAAATCAAACGGCACTAATCTTCCAGCAGAACGCATTTCTAAACTTCTAGAATCATGGCGTACCGCTCGACTTACTAAGTCTACTGCGTTCCTTAACGCGGATGTAGAATTGCAAGCGTTGGGCATCGATCCAGCTAAGTTACAACTCAATGAGGCACGCCAATACGTTGCTCTGGAATTGGCTCGCGCTTGCAACCTTCCTGCATACTTCGTAAGCGCTGAGATGACTAGCATGACCTATTCGAACGCAGTCTCAGAGCGTCGTTCGCTTATCGATTTCTCAATGAAGCCAATCCTTACTGCCATCGAGCAAAGACTTAGCATGCCGGACTTCATTTCTCAAACCTCAACGATCCGTTTCTCATTAGACGAGTTCCTTCGTACTGATGCACTACAACGCGCACAGGTTTATGAGATTCTTAACCGCATTGGCGCGATGAGCGTTGAGCAGATTCAAGAAGAAGAAGATTTAATTCATAACGAAGGAGAAAACGCATGAAGATAACAATGCCAGTAGCCATCACGGCTGCAGATGCAGAGTCACGCATCATCGCTGGACGCATCGTGTCCTGGAATGCTGAAGGTAATACCTCAGCAGGTCGGACAATGTTCGAGAAGGATTCAATCAAGATGTCTAAGAACACCAAGCTCGTCCTTCAGCATGATGTAACTCGTCCGCTTGGAAAACTCGTCAGCTTCGAGCAGGATGAGACAGGGATCACCGCAGAATTTAAGATTGCCAAGACAACCGCCGGTAATGACGCACTTGAAGAGGCCGCAACTGGATTGCGTAGCGATTTCAGCGTGGGCGTAGATGTCGAAGAGTGGAATAACAAGGATGGCGTTATGGCCATTAGCGCAAGTAACTTGATCGAGGTCAGCCTCGTCACAGATGGCGCCATCCCCGGCGCTGAAGTCGCAAAAGTAGCGGCAGTAGAAAACGAAGTTTCTGAGCCAACTCAGGAAGAAATACCATCAACCACAGAAGGAGAACAAGTGTCAGACACTACCGTTCCAGAAGTCGCTCCTGCCGCAGAAACGGTAGAGGCTGCAAGAGTCGAAGTTAAGGCTGCAACTGCACCTTATATCTCGACTACAGTTCGTAACCCTATCGTTGATAAGGCTTCTTATCTCGAGCATTCAGTTCGCGCCCATTTTGGCAACGACCAATCAAAAATGTATGTTGCAGCAGCAGCAGACACAACAGACAACGCTGGACTCGTTCCAACACGTCAGCTAACAGAAGTTATTAATGGCATCTCAAACGCAGATCGTCCATTCATCGACTCAGTATCTCGTGGCGCTCTACCTGATGCAGGTATGACTTTCGAGATTCCAAAGATCACAGTTGCTCCAACAGTTGCAGTAGCATCTGAAGGTGGCGCACCATCAGAGACAGATCAGAACGCAGCGTTCGTTACTGTAAATGTTCAGAAGTTCATTGGACGTCAGACATTCAGTTTAGAGCTCCTCGACAGAAGTTCTCCAGCATTCTTTGCTGAACTCGTTCGTCAAATGGAATTTGCTTACGCAAAGGCCACAGATAACGCAGTTGCAACAGCAATGGTTAACGGTGGAACAGATGGCGGAAACCGCGCAGCACTTACAACAGGCGCTCTAGTTGCTGATTTCGTTTCAGATGCAGCAGTTTCTATCTACAAGAACACTCTTGGATTCGCACAAAACATTTGCGTATCTCCAGAACAATGGGGCGCTCTTATGGGCTTGGTCGATGGTTCAAATCGCCCAATCTTCCAACAGACAATCAATCCTCAGAATGCCGGCGGAACTTTAACTGCAACAGCAGTACGCGGAAACCTACTCGGACTAAATCTACGCGTATCACGCGCATTAACAGATGGCTCAGGACTTGGCGATAACAGCCTTATCGTTATCAATCCAGATGCTTACACTTGGTACGAGTCACCACGCCTATCACTCCAAACAAACCTAATCTCAACAGGTCAGGTTGAAGTTGGGTACTACGGCTATGGCGCAACAGCTACAAAGCTTGGCGCTGGCGCATACCGCTTCATGGTTGCGTAGTCACAAACTAATCATGGGGGGGCGGTTGCTCCCGATCGCTCCCCCAGTCGTTTACTAGAGAGGATGTAGAGATGGCTTCAATCGTTACAGTTGCTGAACTAAGGTCAATCCTTGGCGTCTCTACGTCCCTCTATAACGATGCTTATTTAACGGACGTGATAGACACGGCTGAGGCGATAATTTTGCCCATGCTGGTCACTTACGCTTCACCTATTTCAGCAGTCGAATTAGAAAACAATATCGCCACCTACCAAGTGCTAGGCGATAACAATTTTTCAGAGGGTCAGAGCGTAGTCATCACAGGATGCGGCTCCCCATTCAATGGAACTTTTACCATCCTAGAATCTAGCAATTATGACGTAGATACATTCATCGTCAATTCTAACTCTCGCATATTCGTCGATGGAGTTTATAGAGATTTCAATGGCTTCTTTACAGTAGCAATTACAAACGCCGATATTACCGAGCGTAAGGTTATCCCTTCAGGACGTGCAACCCTATCCGGCGCTTCTACTTATGTCGGAGTTAGCGCAGTCGAATCAGCAGTCCTAGCAGTATCGGTGGAAGTATTCCAATCTCGAATCGCTCCAGGCGGACAGATCGAGGGCGTGGACTTCACTCAAGTTTCGCCGTATCGCTTAGGCCGCAGCCTCTTTAACCGTGTATCAGGACTCCTAGGGCCGTACATCGATACCGATTCAATGGTGCAATAATGCCAGCATCGACCATCCTAGACACAGTTCGCCAGCCACTAGCTACGGCTTTTGCCAGCGTTGCAGGCAACGTTTATGCCTACGTCCCAGAGGCTCCTATGGTTCCTTTCGTAGTGACAGTGCCGGACTCGCCTTATCTGGAATTAGAAACCATCAACAAATCAACACTGCACATTAAGATCAATCTTGTCATTTCAGTAGCGGTTGCATATAACAGTAACCCTGCATCGCTCGACAATCTCGAGCAGCTAGTAATCAGTGTTCTGAAGGTGATCCCAGCAGGGTACACAGTCGGAGCGGTTGAAAAACCAACAGTAACTCAAGTCGGGCCTTCCAACGTGCTGGTTTCTGATATCCGAGTTTCTACCTACTATACACAAACAAACTAAAGGAAAATAATATGGCAACCGTAGTAATCACAGGGCGCGATATTTCTCTATCTTTCACAGGTGGAACAGATATCGAGGCACAGGCAACTTCAGCAGTTCTCACAAAGACAAACCTTCGTGAGACTTATCAGACACTCGATGGTGAGGCTTACAAGACCACAAACATCGAAGGCACATTTGCACTTTCAATGCTCGCTGACTGGGGTAAGGCTAACTCAGTATGTGAGGCACTTTGGACTGCGGCTGAATCAGCACCAGATACAGACATCAGCGTTACTTTGACTGCCGCTACAGGCGCTCAATTCGTATTTCCAATCATGCCAGAATTTCCTACCGCAGGAGGCGCTGGAACAGATGCTCAGACTGTAGACTTTACATTCAAGGTATCAAAGGGCGCAGTAACAGAAACCTTCAGCTAAAAACTAGAAACGGGAGCAAATAATGCAACAGAACATAACAATTAAATATATTGACGGATCAGAAACCACTTACCAGGTGCGTCCGCCAGATTACGCCAAATGGGAACTGACCACTAAAAAGGTTATTGCTCAGTTCGGCGGAATGTGGGACATCCTTTATGTAGCGCATAGCGCTATGAAAAGAGATGCCGGGGGCAAGCCAGTTAAGCCGCTTGATGTCTGGATGGAATCCGTTACCGATGTCGAAGTCGGTGATGAGAGCCCAAAAGTCATCCAAGAGGAAGCGTAAGCCGACTCTTAGTGGAACTGGCCATAGCGACTCAAATCCCTATGGATCATTGGCGAACAGGTGAGGATATCTTGACCGCTATAGAAGTATTGGAGGAGCGCAATCGTGGCAAGTGAGCAAGTAGCACTAGACCAGACTGAACTTCGTCAAGTCTTCAAGGCGCTTAAAGGTATGACGGATGAAGCAAAAGATGAAGCGAAACGCCAGTCGGGAGCGCTGGCGGACTTCGCTCGATCAGAGATTATCCAGACTGCTAATTCTCGTCCAAGCCGAGCGGTAGCTGGTCGCATTGCAAGTGGAGCCCGTGTGAAGAAGTCGAGTCGTATCGGTGAGATCACTTACGGATTCGCTTCTCAGAAGTTCTCAGGTGGAGCAACCACTAAAGACATCTGGGGCGGTTCTGAATTCGGTTCTAACAAGTTTAAGCAATTCCCAGTCTGGTCAGGCCGTGAAGGTCGTGGATCGAAGGGCTGGTTTATCTATCCAACGTTACGCAGGATTCAACCTGAGATAGTCGCTAAATGGACTGCCTCATTCGATAAGATTCTTAAGGAGTGGACATAATGGCCTCGACATCCAGAGCCTTAACCCTTAAACTCCTTGCTGACGTTGATAACTTTACCAAGAATCTTAATAAGGCCGATGGAGAAGTTCAGACCTTCGGTGGCAAAGTATCCGAATTCGGTAAGAAGGCTGGCCTAGCCTTTGCAGCCGCCGGAGCCGCAGCCGTAGCCTACGCCGGCAAGTTAGCCATTGATGGAGTCCAATCAGCAATAGCAGACGCAGCCGCTCAACAGAAGTTAGCGCTGACCCTAGAGAACGTCACAGGGGCAACAGAAGCGCAGATCGCAGCTACAGAAGATTACATAACCAAGACATCTCTAGCCTTTGGCGTTACAGACGACGAGCTGCGTCCATCCTTGGAGCGTTTAGCCAGAGCGACAGGCGATGTACAGAAGGCACAAGAATTACAAACTATCGCCATTGATGTCGCCGCAGGTAGTGGCAAGTCACTCGAGGCCGTTACAAATGCAATGGCACGAGCAGCCGAAGGTAATACTGCTTCACTCGGTCGCTTAGGAATTGGCCTATCTAAGACCGAACTAGCAACCATGAGCATGGAGCAGATTACCGCCAAACTCGCTAGCACCTTTGAGGGTCAAGCCTCAGCTAAGGCGGATACATTCCAAGGCAAGATGGATCGCCTCAAGATCGCCTTCGATGAAGGCAAGGAAACCGTAGGCGCTTACATCCTTACGGCTATCACGCCTATGGTTGAAACCATTGTAAACAAGGTGATACCGGCAATTTCAAACTTTACAAGTAATTTAGGCGAGAAGTTAGCGCCAGTCATGAAGATCATCCAACCAATTATTAACGGAGTCACATTCGCGTTTAATAAGGTGCGCGATTCACTAGCAGAAAATAATGACAAACTTCAGCCGTTTTACGATTTTATGGTAGGAATCTATAACTTTGCAAAAGATTTCCTTGCTCCTCTTATTGGTAAAACATTAGGACTAGCTTTTAAGTCACTCGGCACCTTTATCTCCCTTGCGATAGATACCTTTGCTGATTTCGTACAGACTTTGACTAATATCTATAACCGCGTAATGGGCATTATTAACGCTATCAAGAGCGCGGCTTCAGCCGTTGCTGGGTTCTTTGGCGGAGGTGACAATCCAAGTCCAGCAACTCCAAGCATAACCAGAACTCCAACATTGCCTAGAGTTACAGTTCCTTCTAGCCAAACCAACATCACGGTAAATGGCGCAATCGATCCAGAAGGCACGGCTCGAACAATCGTAAACGTCCTTAACAATTCAGCAGCTAGAGGCACACTTGGCGCGGCAGGATTCTCGACTCCATGACGGCCTATACCCCTGATTACAAGGTTCTTATTAATGGGGTCGAGTTATCGAATATCACGATAGCCGATTTAATCATTACTTCAGGTCGTACCGATATTTACCAGCAACCAGTTGCCGGATACTGCCAATTACAGTTACTCAACCTTAATAACGCGAGTTACGATTTCACGGTAGGTACAGGAATCACGGTAGAAGTTACAAACTCAGTAGGAACTTATGTCCCTATCTTTGGCGGCCTCATATCAGATTTTACAGTAACGGTTAATAGTGCTGGCGATCTAGGTTATACAACAGTGGCCAGTATTACCGCGCTTGGAGCCCTATCTAAACTACCTAAAATTATTGATGCTGGCGTATTAAGTGCCGACTTTGACGGCGATCAGATTTACACTCTTCTCAATGGCTATCTTTTAGGATCGTGGAATGACGTTCCCCCTGCGGAAACATGGGCAGCCTATAACCCTACAGAAACTTGGGCTAATGCCGTAAACGTAGGATTAGGTGAAATAGATCAGCCGGGTGATTATGAGCTTATCGCTCGATCATCGAGCAACACAGACCTTTATTCTCTTTGCACGGCTATCGCTAACTCAGCTTTTGGAGTTCTTTACGAGGACGCACAAGGCCGTATCGGTTATGCGGATTCGACTCATCGACAAGATTACCTAGCCAATAATGGATACACGACCTTAGACGCTAACCATGCAAACGGTTTAGGTTTATCAGCTACGACTCGAACTGGCGATATTCGCAATTCTTTCACGATCACTTCTGGCAATACGGGTAGCCACGTTTATACGGCCTCAGATTCACAGAGCCAAGCACTTTACGGAGTTTACGCTGAGTCTTACACGTCTAGAATTAAAAACAACGCTGATGCAGTAGACCTTGCAGATCGTTATATCGAACTTCGAGCCTTTCCTTATGCTAAATTCCAGAACATTACCTTCGTTCTTGGAAACCCAGAGATCGATGATGCTGATCGAGACGCTCTTATTAACATCTTTTTAGGTCAGCCAGTCTGGATCCAAAATCTACCGCCTAACATCACAGGCGGATCGTTCCAAGGTTACATCGAGGGGTGGACGTTTAGGGCTAGCCTGAATAATCTAACGGTAACATTCAACGCTTCTCCTGTGAACTTCAGCCAAGTTGCGGTAAAATGGGAACAGGTAAGCGCGGCAGAAACATGGAATACCCTTAACACAAGCCTAACCTGGCTAGAAGCGATTGGAGCAGTAGCGTAATGGCAACAACAACAACTAACTTTGGATGGGATATTCCTCAATCCACAGACCTAGTAAAGGATGGCGCTACCGCTATCGCCGCGCTTGGTCAAGATATAGATACGGCTTTGGTCGATCTAAAAGGTGGCACAACTGGCCAAGTCCTCTCAAAGGCGTCAAATACGGATTTAGATTATTCATGGGTGGCAGTCGATCCGTTGTTGATCCTCGATGCTAAAGGCGATCTAATCACGGCGACCGCAGCAGATACTCCGGCACGTCTACCAGTAGGTGCAAATGGCACAGTCCTCACCGCTGATTCTGCGCAAGGTACTGGCTTGAAATGGGCAACATCTTCAGCAGCTAAAAGTTATTCTTTGCTTAACTCTGGCGGTACTGCATTAACGGGTAGCGGAACAATTACCATTAGCGGAATTTCAGGTATGGATAACCTCAGAGTATTTATCCTTGATGGAAGTTCGAGCAGCGCTAGCGCAGAGGTGCAGATTTTGCTTAACAGCGATAGTGGATCCAATTACAATTTTTTTACAGGTTATCAATCTGCAAGCTCTACAAGTTTTACAGGCGGTACAGGACAAACGGCTTTTAGTGTAGGTTATTTAAGCAACAACGCCACTTCTAGACATATGCTCTCTGCTGAAATTGATGGTACTAATACTAGCGGCGTGAAAATGGCAACTTTTTCTAGTGGTGCGAGCACTGGCGGTGGTACAGATAATGCTCTTATTGCTGGTGGTGGCTATTGGAATAACACATCGACCGTTTCGTCTATTTCAGTAAAAGTTTCTACAGGTAATTGGGATCAAGGTACAGTCTACGTCTACGGAGCTGCATAATGGCATATACAGAAAAAATCATCGATATAACAACAGGCCAAGAAACTATTCGACCTTATACAAAGGCTGAAGTCGCAGAGGTCGAAGCTGCTCTTGCTCAAATCGAGTCTGAGCGTTTAATTCGCGAAAATGAAAAGGCAGCAAAGGAATCTGCAAAGGCTGCACTACTAGAGCGCCTAGGCATTACTGCCGACGAAGCAGCATTATTACTCGGATGAAACCAGTTCTATGCAAGGCTGGGCAACAACTGCGCGAACAGTTCGATGATACCTTCCCAGATCGTGATAGGCGTTCCGATGGTTGGATCGGCGATCTCCGTCATTCAGCGCGTCCTAGTCAGCACAACCCTGATCCAAAGACTGGGATTGTTAGAGCCATCGATGTCGATGCAGATGTTTATAAGTCAGGCAAGCCCGACCTCATGCCCGATATTGCAGATCAGATTCGACTCGCGGCCAAGGCAGGAGAGAAGCGTATTGCATACGTTATCTTCAACGGAAGAATTGCATCGTCTCGCATGGGATGGCGCTGGCGCAAGTATTCTGGAAGCAATCCGCATAATCATCATTGCCATGTCTCTTTCACTAAGCAAGGCGATGCAGACAGTTCGTTCTTTAATATACCGCTACTAGGAGGCAAATAATGGAAGCAATCATCTACGCAACTTTGGGACTTATTGCAATTCCAGTAATCCGCGCAGCGATTAAGTCTTACCGAGCAAAGAAGGCCGTAGGCGATATCGTCGCCGATGCCTTAGAAGCTGCGGTCGATACGGTCGAAAAGAAAAAGTAATGAACGCGGTAGATATTGCGGCAATCGCCGTAGGAATAGTCACAGTCCTTGGCGGAGTCGCTGGTTATCTACAATTCTTGGTAAAGCATTACCTGAACGAACTCAAGCCTAACGGCGGCTCATCAATCAAGGATCAAGTAAATCGACTAGAAGCGCGTGTCGATACCATTATCGAATTATTGGGTAAGTCACACTAAGTTCATGGCAAAGAAGAAGGTTATCGATCTCGATACTTATTCACAGTTAGACGCATGGGCTATTAGTCTGCATGAGATGTATCGCGCACTTAGGCGAGCAGGTTTTGCAGTTGATCTATGCCTAGCAATTATTGCTGATCGAGACGCTTACCCTGACTGGATTCTGCCATCGATCCCCGATCGAGTGGATCGCATACCCTACGAGGATGATGACGACGAGGATTAAATGAAGCGAATAGTCATAGTGAGCGACCTACAGGTTCCGTTCCACGATAGACACGCAGTCAAGAATCTAGCCAGTTTTATCAGTAAGTTTAAGCCGCACGAAGTAGTGACAATAGGTGACGAAATTGATTTCAACACAATCAGTAAATGGTCAGAAGGAACGCCAGAAGCATACGAACAGACTCTTGGAGATGATCGCGAGGAGGCTATTCAGGTACTTTACGATCTCCAGGTAACACAGATGATCCGTAGCAATCACACGGATCGCCTTTACACGCAGATCATGCGCAAGATTCCTTCATTCCTGTCATTACCAGAGCTGCGGTTCGAGAAGTTTATGCGCCTGGATGAACTTGGAATTACATTCCATCGTAAGCCGTACAACATCGCCCCCGGCTGGATTGCAGTTCATGGCGACCATACCCCTATTAAGTCACAAGGGGGTTTATCAGCCCTAGAAGCGGCTCGTAGACACGGTAAGAGCGTGATCTCGGGACATACTCACAGAGCAGGCAGATCGTCTTTCTCAGAGGCCTCTGGAGGCCGTATAGGGCGTGTTTTGCATGGCGTTGAGGTGGGAAATCTTATGGACTTCAGCAAAGCCTCATATACCAAGGGATCGGCTAACTGGCAACAGGCGTTCGCCATCATGTACGTCGAAGGCAAAAACGTGCAGGTTGATCTTATTTATCTGGAAAAGGACGGCACATTCGTCGTGGCAGGCAAGCGCTATGGACGACCTAGATAACGAGTTAGACAGGGACATCGATGACCACATCGATGATGCAGAATCGTTACCGTTTCGTTATCAAAATATGATTGACCTAGCCTAGCAATCTGGCATTCTTTCTTTATCGGGCCGACAAACCGATAAGGGAGCAAAATGTTCGATCCATCATTAGGCGACGCGGTTGCCATGATTGTCTTATCCGCACTATATTTTCATCTAGGCCGTATCGTCGGCATTCGCGTGGGATATCTCAAGGGACGTAAAGCAGTCCGGGATTACTACGAGACAAAAGAAAGGGTGCGAGTGTGAAAGCAAGTGAAGTCCTATTATCAGCTACTGACATCATTGGAGACCGAGGACGAATATATGGTCATCCTCGTATCAATCAAACTCGAATCGCA